CGGAAAAAATGAAAACATTGAAAATTGTTCATAACATTTTTACGGTAGTTGCCTTACTGGTAGCTATGTATATAGGTAGAGGAATCGAAGCGACAAGAGGTGATATTGCTTGGTCATATATTATATTCTTCATAGTGGTTGTGCTATTGGCTGTAAGATTCATATATGAAGATAAGAAACAAAATAAAGATAGCCTGTGAAGGTCTGCATTGCTTAATTTTATTAGTCATGATTAGCCCGGTTCGCCGGGCACTTGTCGGGGTAGCTCAATGGGTAGAGCGCATGGCGTACATTCTTGGGAGAAAAACAGAAAATTATATGGCGTTCTGATGCCTTTCAGAATAATGACTATGTTTCTAAAGGAGTACTAGAAGAGTTACATGAGGTCAGCGGTTCGAATCCGTTTCCCAGCTCAACTCTAAATGAGTTAAGTAACCCGTGAGGGTGAATATATCAAATCAATCAAAGTAGCCGGTAGTGTCCGGCTACGAATTGAAGGAATGGCGAAAGAGGCAGACGCGCTACTCAACAATAGGGAATGTCAGCCCTTAGATGTAGTGAGCATGACAACTCATCCCGGTTCGATTCCGGGTTCCTTCACAGAGATAATTCTCATTTATGTTTAACCAACAATACCGAAGTAAGGAGCTTCGTAGGGTGTGAGTCCCTTATTTATTTGATTTAAGTGTTCTACATCTATCCCGGTGTGCTCTGATCGGCTATCCGGGAGCAAAGTAACTCGTGAGAGTGAACTCATGTTTTTCATAGTATTATTATTTTTTAGAACTTGAAGTCCACATCATAGCGTTGGTGTGGCAAATACGGGGATGCGTAGTAGGATTACGTTTGATTTACAGTAGCACGTGGTAATGTAAGTATGGTACATGAAGATAGGGAGTAGCTACCCGAAAATAGTGCAAAAGGAATCAACCTTTCAGGAGTTCGAATCTTTTCATCTCCACATTTGTCGTGTTTTATTTTTGTGTTTGTGTTTCCAAGTGGACGGTTCGTGAGAATAGTTCACTTAAAACGGACGGTTAGCTTATCGGTTAAAGCTTTGTGTTGCGCAACCAATTTATAACGATTGAGACAGGTTCGATTCCTGTACCGTCCACACTTCTGATTCTATTGAAGAAGGTCTCTACACATCTCTTTACACGTGGACGTGCGACGGTGGAAACTGTTTGTGAAAACAAGTGATATAGATAGCTTTGAGTAACATTCTCCATGCGACACGGTGAGCTCTGTGTAGACTATGAAGCTTTGGCGTAATTGGTAGGCGCGCTCAATATCAGAGTTGGTTCAGTGGAAATCTGTATATGAGTATCGTAGGACCCTTCGAGAAAGTAGACACCCAGTGCAGGTTCGAGTCCTGCAAGCTTCACAAGCTCGTGAGAGTTATTTAGTAGTTTTGTCGTGTTTTATTTTGTGTGTTTGGTACATGGTTCGTGAGAATAGTGTACCTTTTTTAATTGGAGAAATGGCGGAATTGGTAGACGCAAGTATGCAGATAGATTGAAGAAAGTCATACATAGGTAATCTATCGTCCCGGTTCGAATCCGGGTTTCTCCACACCTAACCAGTTATAGATGTCGTGTCTTTATTTAGTGTTGTATCATGATAAGATGTAATGGTTCGTGAGAATAGTACATCTTTTTTTATTTGGGCGGGCAGTATTCTTGGATGAAACATTACAGAGTGCGCACAATGTAAAGAGGTCGGTTCGATACCGGCACCGTCCACATATTTAGATGTGCATAAATCAGCGGGAGCCGTACACCCTTTAAGCGTAGCCGATCCATAAGGTACATTGGACTTTTTTCATAGAAACATATGCTTTTCTGCCTGTACAATATCGTACAGGCAGTTTTTTGTTACTAAAAAAGGCGTTAAAATGGCGAAGTTTCTGTTTGCACATCTTGTCAATAAAAGATAACTTTATAGATGTAAAGAATTAAAAGTCAAACCATTAATTTCAGAATTATGAAAGAATTAGTAACCATTCAGCAAAAGCTGAAAGCCCCCAAAGGGCAGTATAATACTTTCGGTAAATACAAGTACCGTAGTTGTGAGGATATTCTTGAATCAGTGAAACCTGTTCTTGCTGAAACCAAGTGTACGTTAACTCTAAGCGATGAGATGATCGCAGTAGGTGACAGGATCTACGTAAAAGCAACTGTTACTTTGACTAATGACAAGGGAGAAAAAGAAGTGACTACTGCTTTTGCAAGGGAAGAAGAGACAAAGAAAGGAATGGATGGGAGCCAAATCACTGGGGCCTCATCTTCTTATGCAAGAAAGTACGCTCTTAACGGTCTGTTTTGCATTGATGATGCGAAAGACAGCGATTCAACCAATACTCATGAAAAGGAAGATACACAACAGCCTGCAAAAACACCTGCTAACACTGCTCCTGTATATACAGGTGCTCAATTAAAAAAGGCTATTGCTGACATGCTTGCTGTCAAAAGCAGAGCTGAACTTGAAAAAGTATGGTATGGTAATCCAGCTATGCAAAATGATAAAGAGTTTGTAAACGCCTGTATGAATATGGGCAAAATTTACCCGGCACAATGATAGAGTTAGTTAAATCGAGTGTGGTTTTCTCGGAAGAGAACCACACATATTTTCTTGGTGAAAAGCAACTAAAAGGTATTACCGGAATGATTAGCCGGCAGTTATTTCCCAATAAGTATAAGGATATTCCAGAATACATATTGAAAAGAGCTGCTGAAAAAGGTAGTCGTATTCATGGACAATGCCAGTTTGCTGATGTAACAGGATTACCACCCGAGAGTATTGAAGCTATTAATTATATCAGGGAAAGAGTAAATGCCGGATATAAGGCTTTTGCCAATGAGTACACTGTTTCAGACAATGAATATTTTGCATCGAATATTGATTGTGTTTGGGAAAAGGACGAGAAAATCAGCCTTGTCGATATCAAGACTACTGCAAGTCTTGACCGTGAGTATTTGAGTTGGCAGTTATCAATTTATGCCTATTTGTTTGAACTTCAAAATCCACTAATTAAAGTTGATAAATTGTTTGGCATTTGGTTACGTGGGGATAAGTCGGAATTAGTCGAGATTGAGCGTAAACCGGATGCAGAGGTTAAGAGATTACTGGAATGTGAGATTAAAGGTGAACACTTCTTACCTAATGCTCCTGTTCCAGCCGATGGGAAACAGCTTATTCCTATGCAATTAGTAGATACTATTATTGATATAGAGGAACAGGCAAGTTATATCGCTGAAGTGCAGAAAGGTTACAAGGAACAACTTAAAAGCGCCATGCGTGAGAACGGTGTTAAATCATGGGATGCTGGCCGGTTGCGTGTTAGCTATACTCCCTCTTCAATGGGTAAGAGTTTTGATACAAAGAAGTTTCAGGAAGATCACCCGGAACTTTATTCTCAATATTTAAAAACGTCAACTAAAGCGGATAGTATTCGTGTAACTATAAGGGAGGAAGGAAAATGAGTGTCAATAAAGTAATTCTTATAGGACGTGCCGGTAAAGATCCGGACGTGAGAACATTGGACGGTGGAGCAAAAGTAGCTTCTTTATCTTTTGCCACAACAGATAAAGCGTACACTTTGCAAAATGGAACCCAGGTACCGGAACGTACAGAATGGCATAATCTTATTTTTTGGAATAAGACTGCTGAAATAGTTGAGAAGTACGTCCATAAAGGAGATAAGTTGTATATAGAAGGTAAGTTACGTACTCGTAACTATGACGATAGCAAAGGGATTAAACGTTACATAACTGAAGTCTTTGTTGATAGTATCGAGATGCTTACACCGAAAGTTCAGCAACAGGCTGCTTCTGTGCCTCCACCATTGCCAGCGCAACAGTCTACACAGAGACAGCAACAACAAGTACAGCAGCCTGCATATCAGCAACAGCCATATCAACAGGTACCACCGCCTGATGATTTACCATTCTAAAATATGGCAGAAGCTATTCTAACAAAACAGAACGGGGTAGTCACAATGGATAAGTCGTTTGACTACCTCTGTTCCACGCTCAAAAATGGAACTTATACTGTAAGCATCAAGAGGAAGGTAGAGCCACGTACCCTGTCGCAAAATGCGCTTATGTGGTTGTGGTTTGCTTGTATTGAGAGGGAGACAGGCACGGATAAGTTGGATGTACATGATTACTATTGCCGTAAGTTTCTTCCACGGCAAATATGTATGAATGGAAATATTGTTTCGGTTGTTGGAAGCACTTCTAAATTGAATACGATCCAAATGAAAACTTTCATGGATAAGGTTCAGGCTGATGCTGCCACCGAATTAGGAATCAATTTGCCATTACCTGTTGACCAGTACTATAAAGATTTCATTAATGAATACCTGCATAGGTAAGTATTAACTAAAAGTTTAATTAAAATGGATTTGAATATTTCAAAAGCAAAATTGACCAAAAAGGGATGTCTTGAAGTGGTCTATGCAGACAAGGAGGGAAACGATATCGTTTTCAAGGGGATTAATCCTGTTCATCCGGATTTGAAGGATTCGCTAAACAAGCTCGTACCTTACATGGTAGATATTACAGAGCAGAAAGAATCCCAGTACATTAACTGGGAACGTCCGGAGTCATGTCTTGAAGATGAGTTTTTCAAAAAATTCAATGTCACTGGTGTCAGCATTGGTGGTGACTCTTCCTTTGAAGTCTGTGTGTTGACAGGTAAGCGGACCCTTATGACGAGCAAAGTCCTTAATCTTTGTTCTCCTGGTATTGGTTTCGATCCGGACAATGAATCGTATGTGCATTGTGAGGAGTTTCGTGATGCGGTTTACAATTTTTTGTATGAGGCTGAACAATATGTTACAGAGAATAAATGTTCAGAGATTCAAAGAGAATTCGAGTTTAAAGATGGTGATGACCCGTTTGAGAAGACAGATGAAGCTGCTGATGTAATGAATGAGGATGGTGATGATAATGAGATACGCTCAACTGTTGAACATCAAGAATTAGTATTAGAGCCTGCTTCATGAAACCAATCTATGTGACTAAGACGCCCAATCTGTACCGGATTCAGTTCGAGTATCATCCAAAGTTGGTCGAGGTCATAAAGATGATACCAAGTAAGCCACGCTACGACGGAACAGACCGGGCGTGGCTTGTTAGTATCAATGATGCGCGTTATCCTGTTGGACGTGATGCCAATTGGTATGTGAGAGCTTTTTCGCAGTGGGCTGTTCAGATGCGTTATTGTTCTACTGTCAAGGAACGTGAGGTTACTGAAGATATAAATTATGATATTCCTCCGATGAAGCCTTTTGTCGGTGAACACTATATGTTACTTCAACCTTACGAGTATCAACTTGAGGGAGTACAGTATGCAATAGAGCACAAACGCTGTTTTTTCGGTGACCAGCCCGGGTTAGGTAAAACGTTGCAAGCTATATGTGCAGTTGTTAAAGCACATAGAGAAGCGCCTATATACGGTGAATCTTTTCCAGTACTTGTAGTTTGCCCTGCTGCATTGAAAGTCAACTGGCAACGTGAATTCAAGAAATTCGCAGGGATTAACGCCATTATACTTGATGACAGAAACCGCCAGTCCTGGCAATCTTTTTATGAGTGTAAGAAGTCTGATGGCAGCCCACTTTGTGAGGTATTCATTACGAATTATGAATCACTGAATAAGTTTTTTGTGAGGTCTGTAAATAAGGAATCTAAGTTCACAATGAAAAGTATTGCTTTCGATCAGCGTGTCTCTTTGTTCAGGTCTGTTATCATTGACGAATCTCATAAATGTAAATCAAGTAAGACGCAGCAAGGAAAGTTTGTAGAAGGTATCTGCAAAGGAAAACGATATGTATTCGCATTGACCGGTACTCCTGTTGTCAACAATAATACAGACTTGATACAACAATTGAAAATATTAGGTCGATTAGAGGACTTTGGAGGTTATAGCCGGTATGTTGAAAGATATTGTGATGGTCCTAAACAGGCATCCAACGTTAAGGAACTGAATTGGCGGTTATGGAATACTTGTTTCTTCCGTCGTGAGAAGTCGAAAGTACTAACACAACTTCCGGACAAGACTCGTCAATACTTGACAGTTGATATCACTACCACCAAAGAATACAAAGCTGCCGAGGCTGATATGGTAAAATACTTGAAGAAATACAAGAACGCTTCGGATGAGCAGGTGCAGAAATCAATGAATGGTGCCGTCATGGTGCAGATGCAACTTTTAAAGCAGATATCTGCCAGAGGTAAAATCAAGGCAGTCTGTGAATTTGCCCATGATGTTATCGACGGTGGTGAGAAGCTGATACTTTTCGGTTACTTGAAAGAAGTTGTAACAGAATTGAAAAAGGAATTTCCTAAAGCTGTTACTGTGACAGGTTCCGATAATGTCAACCAAAAGCAATATGCCGTTGATTCTTTCCAAAATAATCCCGATTGCAAGCTGATTATTCTAAACTTCAAATCGGGTGGTACCGGGCTTACTTTGACGGCTGCCAGTCGAGTAGCATTTATTGAATTCCCATGGACATTCAGTGATTGTGAACAGGCAGAGGATAGAGCACATCGTAACGGCCAAAAGAACAACGTAAACTGCTATTACTTCTTAGGTAAGGATACTATCGACAAATATATGTATGATGTGATTCAGACTAAGAAGAACATAGCCAACGGTGTTACCGGTACGGACGATCAAGTAGAAGAGAATATGGTGAATCTTGCAATGGACTTGTTTAGAGATAAATTATGAAGCCATTTAGATTAGTTATAAATGAGCAGAAAACTCATATTCAGGAATACAAGAAAGAAATGTTGTTCGGTCCTGAATGGGAGACCATAATATCCTTTGTCGGTTGTAGGAACAGGTGTAAACAAATCGTTGACCTTCTAAATGAATGTGCTACGATTTCAAAAAACAAGCAGAAAAATGACTGAAGAAGATATTCGTAAATTGGAGGTGAAATATTCTGAAACCAAGATACAACACATTTGTGTAACTTGGTTCAGAGAAACGTTTCCCAATGTAGGCTCTTTACTCTTTGCTATACCAAACGGCGGTGTCAGAACAAAGAAAAGCGGTGCTATGCGTAAATATGAAGGTGCCATTGCTGGTGTTGCTGACTTGATTTTGCTTTTTCCTCGCGGTGGTAAGAGCAGTCTTTGCATAGAGATGAAAGCTCCACGTGTAAAAGGTAAACGTGCCGGAACGCAGTCTGATGAGCAAAAAGAGTGGCAGGCATTAGTCGAGAAATATGGTAGTGTATATGTCGTTTGTCATGGGTTGATTGAGTTCATTAATAGCGTTTGCTATTATCTGAAAGCTGATCCTCAACCTTATATAAACAATGTCTTACGGAATTATTATAAATTGATATGACTTATATTGAACTTATCAATAGGTTTTGGGAACTTGACGAAAGCTGGCAATTTTCCTGCTGTGAAACGAGGCTTTATTTTTACTTACTAAAAATTGCGAATCGTTTAGGCTGGGAGGATAACTGGACACGTAGTGATACAAAGGTGTCATCTGACGTGGGAGTGTCTGTAAAAGTATTCAAGTCCGCCCGAAATAGATTAGTTCAAGCAGGTCTTATTGAATGTAAGCAAGGCAATGGAAGAGGCAATAAATCAACGTATTCTATAAAAGGTGTACAAAAAGGTATGCAAAATATACCACCTTTACGGTACCCTTTAGGTACACCTTTAGGTACACCTTTAGGGCACCCTTTAGGTACACCTTTTCAAGAAAGCTCCCCCATACCCCCTAAAGAAGAATATAAGACAGAGACAAAGACAAAGAAAGAACCCCCTAAAGGGGGTAAGAAAGAAAGTAGCTCTGGCGAGCTTTTCCCACCCTCTAAACCGGAGAAACCTAAAAGAGTTGCAAAAGAATTTATAGCTCCCACGCTTGATGAGGTTATTCAACACTTCATCAAGCAAAATGCTCCTGAACGGTTAGATGATTGGCAAGAGCAAGCAGAAATATTCTTCAATCACTTTGACTCGATAGGATGGAAGAATGCCAATGGAGTGAAAATAGAGCGGTGGGATTCCAAAGCAAATCTTTGGATATTGGATCGTATTCGTGAAAATCGAAAAAATGAATTAGACCATGACGGAAGAGGAAAAGAATTTATCAAGCAAACTTCAAAATTTGATGGAGAAGGAAGCCGGCAAGCGCAAGCTGACACTCCAACAGATAGAGAATCTGATACAAAGGCACAAAGAAAGTATTCAGAACGTTTCTGAATATGACTTAACTGACACGCAAGAGTATTACAACCATTGGAATTTAATATCTAACCTTGGTACAGATTATACAGAACGTGAGTTTAGAAAATTTGATGTTGATGATAACAACTCTAAACTAATTCAGTTTCTTCTGTACTACTTCAACGGATGCCGGTATGCTCAAAATGTGTTTCCAGAAGAGAATTACAAGGTGCATAAGAATCTTTTGCTTGTTGGTGAACCTGGTACCGGGAAAACAATGTTGATGCAGGTTTTTGCAGATTATTTGAAACTCACTTGTAACCCCAATGCTTTTGAAAACTTGTCTGTTACTCAAATGATGAATTATTATAAAATTCACGGGCATATTGACTTGTACACTTACAATGAGAATCAATCCAAAGGATTTAAACCAAATCCCTTTAATATCTGCTTGAATGATATCGGTTTGGAAACGGAAAATCAAAAATCGTATGGTACCAGCCTCGATTCGGTTATTGATGAATTTCTTTATGCCCGGTATGAGATTTTTCAGCAATACGGCAAGAAGTATCATATAACATCTAATCTTGGCATAGCCGAATTTAAGAAACGTTTCGGACCAAGATTAGTGGATCGCTTTAAAACGTTTAATGTTCTTCCTTTGTGTGGCGAGAGCCGTAGAATATAGCTACTATGAAAGTAATAATTTACTGGGTTACTAAAGATCCGGATAAAATTGCTCGTATCAGAGAGCGTTTCGGCATTGGAACTTATCGAAGTGTGAACGGTGAAACACCTGCTGAAATACGAGAAGAAGATATGGAACTTCTTCGGGAAACGGAAAGACGTGGCTTCATTCAAATACGGAATAAGCTCCAATAAAAATGGCGTTAAAATGGCGAAGTTTCTGTTTGCATAACTTGTCATTTTACGATAACTTTACTGATGTAATAAACTAAAAGTCAAACCAATATAATTAAATTATGGAAGTACAAAACATTAGAATTGACCTTATCAGTCCTTCTCCTTTGAATCCGAGAAAGACTTTTGATGAAGCAGCTCTTCAAGAGCTTGCAAGTAACATTGAGAAACAGGGCTTATTGCAGCCTATCACTGTCAGAGTAGCCAAATCCGAAGATGTGACTGACTTGGAGACTGGTGATGTCACAACAATTCCCTGTTCGTATGAGATTGTTTGTGGTGAGCGCCGCTTCCGTGCTGTATCACTATTGAAAGAGAAGGAAGATAAAGAGAATGTTGCTAAAATCAAGGCCCACCGGAAAAAGTCCGAGCAATTTCAAACAATCTCCTGCATTGTCAGAGAGATGACAGATGATGAGGCTTTTGAAGCAATGATTACCGAGAATCTTCAAAGAAAAGATGTTGATCCCATCGAAGAAGCTTTTGCTTTTGCACAGTTGACTGAGAAAGGACGGACTTTGGAAGATATCGCTCTTAAATTCGGAAAGTCTACTCGCTTTGTTTTTGATCGTATAAAGCTAAATGGTCTTATTCCGGAACTTAAAGATCGTGTAAGAAATGGAGATATACCATTATCCGGTGCTATGATTCTTTCTAAATTGGAAGATAGCTCGCAAATGGAATTTCATACAGGGAATCCGAACCAGTGCAGTACAGATATGATTCGAAGGTTTGTTGGCAGTTCTTTTCTTGAAATTGATAAAGCTGATTGGATTGAAGAAAATGCAGATAATTGGGATAACGGGGAATTTAAACCATGCGCACAATGTGAGAACAACACTGTCAATCACGGTTGTCTATTCTATGAAATGAATAATAAAAATGCAAGATGCATCAATCCTGATTGCTTTAGAAAAAAACAGATAGCTTATCTGATACGTAAAATTCAACTTGAAAGTGATTTCCTTGTTAAAGCTGGTGAACCGCTTTCATTCGGGAAAACAGTTATAATGGAGACTAAACTTGACACTTATTGCAGTGATTCGAGAAAAGCTTTCTTAGAACAAACACTCAACGCTGTTAGAAGTCTTGGATTTGAAATGATAAATCCGGATGAAGTATTTAAGGGTAAGTGTTGGTATGCTGAAAATGATGAGCGTACTCAAAAAATGCTTGAGGATGGTGAGATTTATCGTTGTATATCATTGTGGAATTATTATTGTCCTGAATTTGATGTAGAATACTACTATATAAGAAAAGAGCTATCTTCCAGTACTTCAGCTCTTGCAGATCCTAAAGATATAGAGAGGGAGAAGATAAACGAGAAATTGAAGAAAGCTAAGGATAAGGTAATCGAGAAGAGTTCTGAAACTATGAGAAAATGGGCACAGGAAAAGCCCTATTATAAGCGTAATAAAGAGTTATCCGTTGATGAACAAACTGTGTTCGATGTAATGATTCTCCGGAATTGTAGTAGTAAATATTTGGAAACACTAAAACTTTCTACTTATAAGAAAGAGTCTGATTTTGTTAAATATGTGAAGAACAACCAAGCTGATCGTAATCAATGGTATCGCGCTTTTATTGCTAACAATCTTTCAAGCAATGATGTGATGTTCTATCCGTATATGCAGAAATGCCAAAACATTCTCTTTGCAGAACAATATCCTGATGATTACACTGAACTTGGTAAGCAGCTTGCTACTTCTTTCGACAAGAAACAAAAGAAACTCAATGAGAGATTGAAAGAACTTGAAAACGATAACACAGAGGAAGCCTAACGGTTTCCTCTCTTTATTGATATGCTTATGAGAACTTGGACTAATGAGCAACTCGCTATACTTGATAGCGAGTATCCAACTGCTAATTTAAAAGAGCTTGCTGGTCGCCTGGACAAAACACCTGAAGCTGTGAAGGCAAAAGCCTTAATACGTAAATTAAAACGTTCTCCAGATGTGAGGGTTTGGAGTCCGGAGAAAAGGCAAAAATTGAGAGTTCTTTATCCTGACCACACCAACCTTGAAATAGCTTCTATACTTGGTTCAACTGAAAGTGCTGTTTCCGGCATGGCTTTCAAATTAAAATTAAGAAAGTCTGCCGAGTTCTTATTCGAACATTCTTCAAAAGGTTTCTTTTCCAAAGGGCACCAACCTATGAATAAAGGACTCAAGCAATCTGAATATATGTCTGATGCTCAAATTGAAAAAACGAAAGCTACACGTTTCAAGAAGGGATGTATCCCAAAGAACCATAAAGAGGTTGGATATGAACGTGTAAATCGTGACGGTTACATTGAGGTAAAGACTGCTGAACCGAATGTTTTTGAATTGAAACATCGCCTCGTGTGGATTGAGTATAATGGAGAGATACCTCCTGGTTATAATATTCAGTTTAAAGATGGCAATAAGCAAAATATTTGCATTGAGAACCTATATATGATTAGTCGCTCTGAACAAATGAAAACCCAAAACTCAATGTATGCCCGGTACCCGGAAGATGTTCAGTACCTCATCAAGCTAAAAGGAGCTTTGAATAGACAAATTAATAAAGCAACAAAAAAGAATGAATCATGAGTGATAATGCAATAGATAGATTAAAGGAAATGGTTAACAAACCGTTCCTTTATCAGAATGAAGAAATTGTAATTCTCAACTACTGTGACGGTACCGGTGATGATGGAACCGAAGTTGAGATATACTTGAATAATGGCAAAGTTCTAATATTTAGTATGTTTGATTTAGCTTCCAAATTGAACCGTTTTCGGTCGATAACAAATACAGTTGTTGTGTTGGCAAATGAACGGTTGAATAAGGTATCTACTGTTAATCCTACTATCTTA